TTCTGCAGCGTCCTTGGGACAAGACAGAATTTAGGATTAATGGCCATCTTTGGACCGGTGCCATACAAGCCGGCAGCATTCTTGATCAACATGGGCTGGTTATACACAGCCTGACAAGCAGCATCCCAGGCATCGATCGAGAGGGCGGAAGTCAAAAGATTGGCGTGACCTCCTGCGGTAGTTACTGCAATGGCGTTGAAGAGTGCGCCTGTGTCGGCCATAGTAGGCCCTACACCTGAATTAGCTGAGAAGATCTCAGCGACCAGTGCGGAGATTTTGCGCAAGCCGGCGGAGCCTAATTCACGAGCATAGGCTTTCAGCTTACGGGTTTCGTCACGGTCGATCAACTCAAGGGTGAGGGGAATATAGCCACCGTACTTGGTGAAGCTGGCTGTCTCAGGGCTATCGCCAATTTCAAGCTGGGTGTACTCTGCACCTTCAGCCACTACAGGAAGCGTGCCGACAGTCCCGATCAAGGTGCCGGTAATATCGTGCAGCGAACCGAAATGCTCCTGGACGGAAATATTTTTCCACCAGTCATACCCAGCACGGCCAAGCTGTTCCCAGGTATTGGAAACAATCTTATTCAGGGCATTTTTGACCAGACCTGTGAAGTCGGCAGTAGTTGCAAGCTGGACCCGATCGGGGTGATAACCACCGTGCAAATCGAGATCACCCGTCAGGGTGAGATAAAGTTCACGAATGCCGGAGAGTCTAGCAGTCTTGAGGCCTTCCGAGCCCTGGTCCCGAGGGGCTTCAAACAAGTCATCAACAGCAGCTTGAAGCTTATCTTTCTCATCGAACATCGCAGAGATACGGCCGGGGCCACTAACAGCGGATTGGGCTGTTAATTCCGACAGCATTTGTCGGTTATCCTGGATCACCTCCTGCAGCTCTTGAGCTGTAAAGATTTTGTCTTTGAATTGGGAACGAATACGCTCTTGAATTGGAGCCGGCAGCTTGGAGGCAGACAGCCCACTTTCAAGTAAATACCCGCACATTTGGACTCGGGTTTGTTCAGCATCCTGCAGGGCTTTGTCAAGTTTAGCCTGGCGTTCCTGCTCGTTTAGCAGCGTGCGCATGGCTTCCTGATCGGCTTGCAGCTTAGCTAAAACCGGTTCCTCCTGATTTGGATCTAGGGTTTTATTTTCTTCTGGTTTTGGCATTGGGTTTACTCCTGTGTTGTGATTGGGTTGTTGTTGCTGGTTCAAAGCTCTTAAAAAAGCTCCTCCCCTGGCTGGATCGTAAACTAAATCAAGCGAGATCACTCGCAAGATTTCTTTGACTTTATTGCCATTCGCAGTGAACAGCACGTCAGCAGAAAAACCCACACGAGGGGGTTTTTCCTCTTGCAGCACTTCTTGGCCAAAGTCAGTGAGCAGTTTGCCACCTGGCCCGATGGCCTTGAGGGTGGCTTTGATACCCTGGGTATCTGGATCCCATACGGGATTGACTACCTGACCAGCAAGGTCTCTCACGGAGCGTGAAAAATAATTGTGGTCAATAAAGCAGTGAGCACCTTCCCAGAGACTTGTTGAGGCTTCTAAGACTTGGGGAGAAAACTCCCAGCCATTTCCATCCCCGGCAGTGATGCAGAGGATCTCAAAGGTGCCCTGCTTATTTGCTTCACCTGTGGCAGTGAAGCGGGCTTGATGTTCTGTGATGTATTCGGGTTTGATTTCTGGCATAAGTATTCCTTTCGGAGCTAAAAGCTGAAAGCTAAAAGCTAAAAGCTAAAAAATTAGATTACAAATTCAAGGGCAGCTGCCCTTTTTCCTCAGGTGTTCTAAAGTCGACCTGGTCAAGTGGCACTCTTGATTGGTGAACAAATAAATCAAAGGGCGGTCTAATTTTGCGTATTGCCTGATCATAGCGAACAGCATTATTACGATCGACAGGACTGGACATAATTTGACGCCAGGTTGCTTTGTCGTGATAAGGGCAAAAAACACATGAGGACCGGTTTGGAACGTCAAGAAAATGGTTTTCTAACCAGGTGATACAGTCTGAGCGGCTCATATTTTTTTCCAAAAGAGGCCAGCGATGGGTGATGTATTTTCTGTCTGAATGTTTCGCCCTTTTGATTTCATCGGTAGTAATGCCAAGCCACAATTCAATCGGCTTACCATTGCGGACCTTCTGGAAATAACGCCGCATTGGTTCAACTTTCCAGGATCCTGTACATTGACGCCTCAACTGTCCCCTGCCACGGTCACTGAAAGTAAACGCAGGAATATACACACCTTTGTAATTGTCAAAATAGTTTTGATGTTTTTTGGATGGTTTTACAGTTATAACTTTCACGGAATTTTTCTCAAACCAAGATGTATAAATTTTTGCAAATTCATAAGTCCATGAAGCCTCATGAGTTGTATCTGAATGAATAACAAAATCAACGGGCTCCAGATCACCCACGGCAGACATGGCAGCCATGGTGAATGACTGAACACCCCAACCAAGTGAAATAACCTTCAAGGATTTAGAAACAATCATAAAATGACCTTTCAGTCAGCATGGTCTAAGACAAAACCGCCTTTTTAGGAGATCCAACCGATTCGATCATGGGAAAATCCTCGCGGGCAAAGAGGGCGCAGCGAACCCTGAGCCCCCCTGGGGCGAAGGTCGTGAGCTGCGCCCGTCCTCACTATCACCAACCAGGGCAAAAGCGAACCCTGAGCCCCCCTGGGGCGAAGGTCGTGAGCGTTGCCCGATAATCGCGGGCGAAAAACCTTGGAACTGCAGAAAAAACGGCATTATAAAAACTCTCTCTAAGGCAAAACGGTTTTCTTTGGAGACCCGCTGCTGGTGTCTACGGGCTCTTTGGTTACAGGTTGGATCGGGTCTTTTTGATCTCTTACATCGATGCCGCTCCCTCCGGCCAAAAGTTCGTCAATATCTGCGTTTTCACCTGCGAAACGATACGCGACCCTTAGCAATTCACGATCACTGATGAGGCCCATATCCTTCATGCGTTCAAGGGCGTTCATGATATTGACTGTGGCGATACTGTGAGCGACATTATCACGAGCGGAGATATCCGCTCCGGAGATTTCAATTTCAGCGTCAGCTGAAATTGTGGGGTCGACCATGGCACGACGGGAGATTACAACCTGCAATAAGTCTTTAAGCAGCCAAATAAAATACTGCTGGCGTTGCTCAAACCGGCGGAAAGTAGGACCGCCGGCACTCTCGGCCGTGGTGCGATTAGACCCCTCGGGCTCGGCCAGAAAGTGGAGCGGGATACCGACACCTGATGCTATGAGCTTTTTGATTGCGAGCCCGTCCTGGTTGGCATCCAGGGCTTCCAACTTGGGGGTAATCACTGACCAGGTCTCGGACTCATCACAAACCAGAATAGACCCTGGCGAAGGGGGGTTAGCTGAGAGTTCAGCCTGGCGGGCTTTTCGTGCTGCTTCACTGGCGAAGCTGCCCGTAACCACGTACATAAAGGCATTTCTAAACCTATTCAGCCGGACCCGGTCCTCAAGCCAAGCGGAGTACCTGCGAAGCCAGGGCAGCAAGGGGGCGAGGTCGGGTTCTCCCCATTGGGCACCAGCCGGCCGATTGACAGCGTAATGGATCACTGCGGGGGCGAAGCCCCCTCCATCGGTGGGGGCGTCTGTGAGGTGGTTGTAGGCAAGGTAGGTTTTACTCTCAAGGTTCTCATCCTCTTTGGTGATAAAGGCGGTGGGCTGTTCGATATCGTTTTCACTATGGAGGATCTGCTCAATGTTGGTGGCAGGGAGGGCGCGAATATAACTCATGCCGGCAGCATCCGTACTCACTAATAAAAATAAATTCCCTGTGCGAGTCAGCTCGTCGCACAACTCAATCAAGCGGGAGGGCATCCGATTCAGGCGGTGAGACCAGAATTGGTTTACAAATTTCTTAGTATTCTCATCACTTACTTTGACGTCGAAACCGGACCCGATCACATACTGACTGGTTAACTCAACTATTCGTCTGGCCAGGGGACTGTCCCTCCAGGCATCAAGGCACTGTTCGAGAACCTCAGAACGGTCATAGTCCAGGCGGTCTCTTTCAGAGTCGTCATACCTGCGGGTACCAATAAAAAAAGTGTTATCAGTTTCTGCTACTGTGAGCTGTTCTCTCACAGTTTGCTCGACAATAGGTGAGAAAATATTTTGTAAAAAACGAGAGAACGGATTAGAGCGGGCTTTATCAGGCATTATTCCTCCGGAACAGCTAATAGCTGATAGATGATAGCTGATAGCTGATAGCTGATAGCTGATAGGAAAACATTTGTTCTCCTAAACGAATAACCTACAACAAGGTTTACTGTCGATGGGACATAACAGCGGGGTTTTCTTTTTCTCGCCTATAAAA